TTTCTAAATGGTCAGCCATCCACTTTTCATTTATCCCTTGCTTTTTTAAATTGTCTTTCATTTGAAACTTAAAAGATAATTCAGGGTATTGCTTTATAAATTCAGGTGATGCATACACAAGCTCAAGATTATCCGTAAGTTCTTTTATGTATACGTCTCCATATTCATACGCTCCGTAACTCATATCCGATTTAGCAACAGTGTACCAACGTGAAAACTCTTCCTGTTTAGTAGAGTAAGCACGAATAACATGACTAACAAAATTACCATTTTGAAAGGTTGCATATGGATTTTCGGCAGTTCTAGTTTTATTCATTAAGTTCTTCATTTTATTTTTCTCCGTTATTATTGTTGACAATACCATAATATCCCATATAATAAATATATTGTCAACAATTAAAGGAGAAAAAAAATGGGCGATAGAGTATCAATACAATTTAGTCATAAAGGTATGGAATGGGGCGATAAAAGTGTAGTTTTATTCCATCATTGGGGAGGTCCACAGTTTGCAGACTTTGCAAGAAATTGGGCGATTGATTTTAAAAAGAAAGTTTTAAAATTACAAGAAGGCAACGGAAGCGACCCACTTTCTAGGTTAGAGCCTCGAAATGTTATGATACAATTTATCAAAGCATTGTCAGACTATCCAACGGAAGATTTTAAATATCATTATTATAAAGATGATAAGTATCTTTATTCTGACGACTATTTATCTTATTCTATGTATTTTGGTATAGATGAGAATGACGGTGATAATTCTGACAACGGACATCACGTAATCGAACTTAGTTAGTTCGATTGCGCCAGTCGTTCCAAGACCTGGGGCGACTGGAGTTCCGAGCTGCCCCAAGTTTTACACTTATCCAGGCATAAATTTTCCAGGTATAAATTATTTAAAGCTGCTTCAAAGCTGCCCCGACCCCGACCCAGATCCCGACATAAAAAAACCCCCGACTCTTAATCGGGGGTTTTTCTTGGAGAAACTAAAGTTCTGCTTCGAAGTCACAGTCTCCGTTTTCTTCAACACATTCTAAAATTTGCTCTCCTAATTGAATACGAGCATACCATTTTAAAATTTCTTTTACTCTTAATGGATGCCACCCAAATTCTTTGGTAAGCATTTCATCATTATAACTATCCCGTGTTTCAAAAAATTTATCGAGCTTGTTGCGTATGCGATTGTTACCTAATTGCAAACTACATTCTTTAAGACCTTTTTTAATCTTAGGTAAATCTTCTTCTCTAAAAGAATATTCAAGATGACTTTCGGGAGGTTGCCCTTCTACTCCAAAAAAATCTGCATCATCGCTTGATTGAACTGCAAACATAAATTTGCCTTCTATGTCTCCATGATAATATCTACCCATTTGCTCTCTCCACTTTTATTTTATGTTCTGGATTATCTTCTTGTAAATATTCTTCTGCATCATTTGTAAAATTAGTTACATTAAAATAAATTACATTCTCACCATCTTCATCCCATTGAACATACTGATTGATATCAATATTTAATTCTTTTGGATTAGGCATGTTTTTTCTCCTCAAATCTATAAGTCATACATAAACCTATTAACTCTTCACGACTTAAATTGCTTAGGTAATCCCAATGTTGAAGTTTTTGATTAAAGCGTTCGTCTTTAGATTTCTCTAAGTCAATCGCTTTCTTTAGTGCTTGTTCTCCTTTAGTCATATTTTTTCTCCTATTTAATTGTTGACATTATATATAGTCTAATGGTAATATATGGTATTGTCAACAAATAAATGGAGAAAGTAATGACTATACTACACTTTAAAGCTTCAGATAAACTGAAGAAACTAGCCCTTGAAACTTTGCGACGCAAAAAGTTTCTAGTGCCTTATGAAAACAAGACCACATCTGAAAAAACTTTTTTGTTTGTAAAAGACCAAGGAATTTACTTAATGAACAATTGGAGCGAAAAAGATTACAAAAACAATGTCGTTGTTTATGCCAAAGGTTATGAACCCGACTCCGACGATTGTTGGGAAAGATGTCGTGATGCGGTTGGTGGAGACGATTTCGGAGAAAGGGTATACATGGAAAAAGACCAATTGACTCGATTAGCAAATGGTGGTGATATGAGTATTCGTGTATCTGAAACTCAATTTGAATGGAGGGCATAATGTTTACATCACACGATCATGAAGTAGAACAAATTCTGGGGAGGCTCGAAAGAGTCTCTCTGTTCTGTGACGAGATAACACCTGGCACCTGGGCTTATAATTACTGGGAGCGCGTCAAAGAGAAGCTGCAAAAAGAAAAGACCCGATTGCTGAATTAACCCCGACCCGACTACCTAGAATTCGGCTGCCGGATTGTTGACACTTACCGGCCCCGAGCGGCTTAGGCCGTTAGCCCCGAATATTTCTCTGTTCGGGGCTTTACTTTTCCAGGCATTAGCTGCCGCTCATCCTGGTAAGCAGCTCCATAGATGACAGTACCTGGTTCTGTTTATTGTTCATGACCCGTTTGGTTTTGGTTCCCGAACTTGAACCCGACCCGACCCGACTCCCGACTACATCGAGCATTGTCCCGAATAGTCCCGACCAATCAGACCCCGACCACAGACAAGGGACCACTGTCCCCGACCCAGAGATTGCTAGACCATTGTCCTTTAACCCCCGACCTTCCTTCCCTTCAAACAAATATAGGTTACTGTTTGAGGGAAGGTTAACCAAGAAAAAACTAACACCCCCCGACTTATGAAGGGCGTAATTCCAACCTATTTGACCCGAACTAATGTGAAGTCGGTTAGTTTTGGTTACCTTTAATTCTAACCAAAATGGTAATCCTTCTGCGCATACAAATACATCTGGAACACCTTCCCCGACTCTATTCTCTATCCTCGTGCTGAACCAATGTGTCGGCATTTTTGCTCTCACTTGATTCCAAAAGAGGCTTTCTGGTTTCTTTGTCATTTACTTCCTCATATTCTGCATCTACAAACATTTGTGGATGGGATTGTCTTAATTCTTTAAGGCGATTTTCTATTTCATCTCTACTCATATTTTCAATAGCATGATAATGATTGGTTTCTCTCCTATCAATAGTTAAACCACCCAGAGCTGAACGAATTCTTTCCGCATTTATACTCGCTGAAAATTGTCCGTTTTCTTGCGCAGATTCAGATAATTCTTTAAATCGTTTCAGTTGTCCCAAAAGTGTAACGCCATATTTCTTTTCTCTATCTTCTCTTAATTCTTTTATATACTCAGAAACATGAGGAAAATTTTTGCTGTCTAACAATTTATGAGCTTGAATTTTACAAATACCATTAACATCAGAATACCCTGCAAGTCTTGCGCATTCTGCATTAGAGTGAGTTCCGTCTACATAATGACGAGCAAATTCTTTTTGTCTGTTTGTTAGTTTACGATTATGAGATTCTTCTATCTCTGCAGCTTTATTTTCTAGTTTTTTCATATCCTATATATACACGCTAAAATTATTTTTGCAAAATCAAAACAGAAAGTTAGTTTTTCCCATCAGACTAAAGTGTAACGAAACACCCCTTTTTGCTACGAACTGTAACGAGTACTGCTACGAGTAATAACCTAAATTATTTAATAAAATCAATGGTTAATGAACCATGCACCATGACTCGTTACACTTTTACACTTTTTTCTTCCCATATTTTTATTTTATAACACAAAAATATATTTGACCCGTATATATAGCAACAAACGAAAACGCTTGCATTATCATGGTTAATCATGGTATATTCTATATATTAATGTCAACAAACAGAAAGTGAGAATTAAAATGATAACATTAGAAAAACAAAAACCTTATTTAGCAGCGAGGGCTAATGACTGGGAGAAAGAAGAAAACAGTATAGATAGTGATATTTTTTATGATAAATATAAACCTATTACTGAACCTTCTACAGATATGGTAAGATGTTTTGAAACATATGACGAAGATTTAAAGTATGTAAAAAAGCAACCAAACAATAAAATTTGGACAGTAATCGATACCGAAGGCCAAACTATTATTTGTCAAGGATATCATTTTGTTAATCGTATGCACTATATGATTGCGACTGTTCCTTATCAAGAAGGCGACAAAGATTTTTTTATTGATTGGGTAGATACGGTACACTGCCATAGATGTGATATTCATGCAGACAATAAAGAAGATTTACTAAAACATTTTTTTCATCGTAATGATACATGGTGGGAAGACGAGGATTATGAGATTGTTTGCAGAACGTGTCGTGATGAAATGATAGGGGAGAATGATAATGAGTAGAATGAAAGATTGGTTAATGGAACATGATGAGGCTTTTGGAGAATCATTAAACACGAATCCTAAAAGTCTGGGAGAAGTTTTGAATTATGTCCATGACCAGATACAAGTAGTAGATGACAAGTATGTTCGTGCTTTATGGAAAGAGTATACCGAAGGCGAACCCGTAGGAGAATGGGAGGATGACGATGACGAGATTTAGAAAAATGACAAAATTAATTCCGCCCACACAAAAGTGTTATTTAACGGTATTATGGGGAGAGAATCCGATTGCCTCAGAAAGTGAACCCGAAGTTTATACATTTAATACTATTGAAGAACGCGATGCTTTTTGTAAAGGCGTACATGAGGCAGACGGTTGGAATGGCTGTGATTGGAAGACCCATGAAGAACCAAAAACTTTTGACAAAACAGAATTTTACAATTGGAATCAATATCAAGAGGGAGAATGATAATGGATAACATACAACATAGATTATTTTTTTATGAGAACAAATTTAATGCACTTGTAGAAGAAATAGAAAGTGATGATGTTTTAAAAAAGATAGAAGGCAATCACTTGGCAGGGGTACTTGAACAAATGAAAAAACAAATAAACGATTATTTGGAAAGGAATAAATAATGAAGTACGGAGAAGCACACAGACAATTAGTTGCCTTTGAGGTTTTTCAAGGCGACCATTCCTACATTGAATACTCATGGTACTTTTTAGATACCACTATAAAAATGGATGACAGAATGCTAGTGAATGAAGTGTATGGTATAAACACAGAAATAGATGATTCTCGTCAAGATATCATAAGCAAACAATGGAATAAGTATTGGATAGATGCGGAACGCTCAGTTAAAGTACATAGTATAAGGGATATTCACCCGATTGAGTTCGGAGTGTTGTTAGATTTAGGTATTGTATCACAGTGAGCAAAGTAACCAAACACACCCGAGTGCGAAAAATTGACGGGGTAGGCGAGGCAAGACGACAAATATTTTGCCCATTGTGTTCTGCTCCGACAATCGTATATCATTTTTCATGGAGTGCGATACGATGCCCTCATTGTCTTAATGATGTTAACAAAACCGATTGGGAGTTATGCGATTGAGCAAGAAACCCCAGAAAAAGAAAAAGAAAGGAAAAATCCCCATGTCCATATTTATAGGAATAGCGATTGGTAGTTTTTTAATAGGACTACTAGGATAGTGAAGGTATTGGATTTATTTTCAGGGATAGGTGGCTTCAGTCGAGGTTTAGAAGCTGCAGGTCCCTTTGAAACGATAGCTTTTGTAGAGTACGAACCGTATTGCCAAGCAGTTTTAAAGCACCATTGGCCGCGAACCCCGATATTAGGAGATATAAAGAATGTCAAAAAAGAAGATATCCCAACCCGACCAGATGTTATTGTGGGAGGATTCCCTTGTCAGCCCTTTAGTGTCGCAGGCTCCCGACAAGCCCAAGACGACCCCCGACATCTCTGGCCGGATATGTTTAGACTTATCCAGGAATTACGGCCCGATTGGGTTATTGGAGAAAACGTTGCTGGCCTCATCCACCTGGGCCTGGACGAAGTACTCACTGACTTGGAAAACGCGGGCTACACCACAAGGACGTTTAATATTCCAGCTTGCGCGGTCGGCGCACCACACCAACGGTATCGACTCTGGATCATTGCGCACCGCCTTAGTGGGAGAGACCCCGAACCAACCCGACCCGAACAAAAAGGATTTGACTTCGGAGATGTGGCCGACACCGAGAGCAAGCGGTCAGGAGAATCCCGAGTCTTTAATAAAACGCAAGGGCGAGAAGGCGGCGGCAAAACACAATTTAACCGCAGCAGTGAAAATGTATCCAACGCCAACGACTCGAGATTGGAAAGACACGGGGAATTTACAGAACACCCAACAAAGGAAGGACGGACGAATACGCAACGACAGTCTTCCGAGAGTGATAGCACAACAAATCTTTCCGACTCCGAACGCGTGGGACGGGAAACGGGGTCCGCAGAGCATGGAAACTTTGCGAGACGGGAACCATCAAGTGAATCTGATAGATGCAGTAACACACGACAAGACGAAACCTTCGCCGAAGGATGGTGGGAGTCTGAACCCCAAGTGGGTCGCTTGGCTCATGGGATACCCCACCGAGTATCTCAGCTCAGTTCCTTGGGAAACTCGGTCGTCCCGCAAGTCGTCAAAGAAATCGGATTAGCAATAATGGAGGCAGAACGTGGCAAAAAAACGTGATTTCTTAATGGAATTGGATTGTTTAGAAGGAGCCTTGGTCGAAGCACGGCGTTTATATTTGCAAGGAGCCACTCCTCAACAAATTCTAGATGAGATGAAAGTTGACAAAAAAGCAGATAGTTGGATAATAGCAGTAGCACATATGGCCGGATGGTGGTATCGTGAGCGAAACAAAGATAAAGGAAACGCATGAGAGTTTTATCATTAGGGGCAGGAGTTCAAAGCAGTGCGTTAGCTTTAATGGGCGAAAAAGGAGAAGTTCCTAAACCAGATTGTGCTATCTTTGCTGATACCCAGGCCGAACCAAAAGCTGTATACGATTGGCTTGAATGGTTACAAACACAATTATCTTATCCCGTACATATAGTAAGTCATGGTGATTTATACCAGGAAATGATTGATGTAGCAGAGGGTACAAGTAAGTATAAGTTTTTAAATGTTCCGGTGTTCACGATTACAGGTGAGCGATACAAAAAAGGTTTATTAAAAAGACAATGCACCACGCACTATAAAGTATTACCTGTCAATCAAAAGATTAGACAACTTCTAGGAGTAAAGCCCAGACACAAAGTTCCTAAAGATGTCAAGGTACAATTACAAATGGGTATCTCATATGATGAAATGGTACGTATGAAACGTAGTCGGTTCTCATATGTAACAAATGAGTTTCCTTTAATAGAAAAACGATTACGCCGTCATGACTGTATAGAGTGGATGGAGAAACATAATTACCCTAAACCACCACGTTCAGCGTGTATATTTTGTCCTTATCACACTAATACAGAATGGAGACGTGTAAAAGAAAATAAAGAAGAATGGGACAAAGTAGTTGCTTTAGATCATGCAATACGTCATGCTACTAAAAAAAGTAAAGATGAGGTATTTTTACATTCGGACAGAATTCCGATTGATGAAGTTGATTTAAGTACTTGGGATGAATTAGGTCAACCAGATTTATTTTTTTACAACAAAGATGACTTTGGTCAACTTAATAATTGTGATGGGATGTGTGGTGTTTGAATATAATTGTACTTTAAGAAGAGTTGTAGATGGGGACACGATAGATGTCGATGTGGATTTGGGATTCAAAGTTACGTTATCAAACGAAAGAATTCGCTTACAAGGAATTAATACGCCGGAGTCGCGCACAAAGAATAAGGAAGAAAAAGTTCTTGGTTTGGCTGCGAAAGCACGGCTTAAGGAATTGCTTCCGAAAAAATTCGTCGTCAAAACAGTGAAGGACGGCAAGGGCAAGTTCGGGAGGATCCTCGCGGTGCCTTTTGTAGACGGCGAAAACATATGCGAAAAATTAATTAGTGAGGGTCATGCTCGAGAATATCACGGGGGTAAAAAAGAATCCTGGACTCCTTGGAAAGTACAACCTATTAATTATCGTTAGTGTTCTACAAAGATAGCATCTAATTCATATCCCATTGCCTGGAGTAATAATTCCATTTTATAAATAGAGGGTTCTGAAATCTTTTTTCTTTCATAGTTTTCTATGGTAGACACACCAACACCAGACTCTTCAGCTAATTGAACTCTTGATAAACCAGATTTCTGTCTTAACTCAAAGAGAATACTAGCCCAATGTTCTTGTTTCTTTTTGGGAGGATCGCCCATAAAAGCATCTTCTCCCCATGCTTTATTCTTATCATCAATCAACAAACAAACCTTTAATTTATAGTAGGTTTTTTTTCTGAATACTCTTGAATTACGCCTTCAAAACTATCATCCTTCCCTAACGCTAATCCTAATGTAGTATGCTGCAAACGTGCCATTAAATATGCAGCTTCTACAAGACCCATATCTTTACTTGCTAACTCTAACGCAAGTCTAAACAAAGTGACAACTTTTAATTGTTCAGGGATAGTTTTAGAACGAGCAACAAACTTTTCTGTTTCTTCGTAAAAAGCAATAAGATCCTGGGGTTCAAAATCAAGAGGCATGATTTTTATACACTTCCCGTAGTAATTCTACATCAGAAGGTAAATCATCTGCTAATTCTACAAGAAAAGCTATTTGTTGTGCCGGAGACCTATGAGATGTTTTAGATAATTCTTTTAAACGTTCCCATGTGTTAATTGGTACTGCAACACTTTTATATTTATTTATGTCTGGCATTATAAACTCCTTATGTTAGCCATTGTTTAAGTTCTTCACCCATAACCACACTTGCTATATCCATTTTACTTCTTAAAGATTTAACTATTTTATCGTCAATAGTTTTTTCAGCAATGAGATCAATGTAGGTAACGTGCTTAGTTTGTCCAATACGATGGCATCGGTCTTCTGATTGCATACGTACGGCCAAATCAAAACTGTTTGCAAAATACACTACAGTTTCTGCAGCGGTCAATGTTATGCCATAACCGCCGGTTTGTGGATTGCCTATAAAAAACTGAGCTTCTCCGTTTTGAAATTGCTCAATGGCACCACTTCTTTCTTCATCCGTTGTATCACCGTAATAACTTACAGCGGACAAGGGTCCGTAAACCTTGATTAATTCATTTTTTATTCTTTCAATATCATAACGAAAACGAGACCAGATAATAACTTTACCAGAAATATCTTCTAAACATTCCATCAGTTCTTTTAATCTATTATCTTTTATGTCGACAACTTTGCCTTCATCTGTTTTCGTATGCCCTGACAACACTTGTTGTAATCTTATTAACTGGGTCATGACGTTTGGGGCTGTAAGAAAGTCATCGTCCCCCAAATGTGCCAGAGCATATTCCTTTATCTCGTTATATATGCGTGCTTGATCGGGAGTCAACTGAACTTGCCTTTGCGTATAAATTTTATCCGGTAAGTCCAAACAATCCGCTTTCATGACACGAGAAGAAAATTTTTTAATAATATCAGACAAAGCATCAAGATTACGATATCCTACTAACATATTAAAAGAATGTGATCCTACTGATCGTTTCTTCAAAATTGCATAACGATATTGGAATTGAAAGTAATTATCTCCTACATCTTCTCCTAACAAAGTTGGGTGTAGGAAATTACATTGCGCCCATAAATCCATAGGCGATTGTGTAACAGGAAAACCAGTAAGAATACGCTTGTACTTAGCTTTTTTTCCTATCTTTATTACGGCTTTCGTACGACGAGCCTTTGGACTTTTAATAGCTGTGGATTCGTCAATAGCTAACAAACAAGTCCCCTGGTCCAATACTTTGTCTAAAAACCGTGTGCCTTTAGGCGTTGAAAGAGCCTCAATGTTCATAACCAAAACTCGTAAATGATCGGTTTCTTTAGGTTCTAACAACAACGCTAAATTTATTTTCTGTTCTTTCGTAGGTGTGGAAGTCCACATACAAATGTCTTGTTCTATACGGTCAGGCATGTGAGTAGGTATTTCTATTGTAGCCCAGTTTCTATAAACACCTTTAGGAGCAACAACAATAAACGTATCTATAAGTCCACGTTCATAAAGTATGCCCGCATTATCAATGCAAACTTTAGACTTGCCTGTACCCATTTCCATAAAGTATGCCCAGTAAAGAGCACTCCAAGATTGTTTCAGAACATCGGCTTGATGCTGAAAAGGTTTTGTTTTAAAAACGTATTTCAACTATTTTTGTTTTTTCATTTGTTTCTTTAATTGTATAATTAAAGCTTCTGTAGTTCTTCTTTTATCTAATTCTATTCCTATGCTGCGACCCTTAGTTTCTAATTCGTCTTTTGTCATGTCTTCAATAGGTTTTTCTTCCATTGCTCCAAACAACCAACCCAGAAAACTATTTTTTTTAAATTGCATATGATGCTCCATTTGTTATGTATTATAGTATATCTACCATGAAAAACTATGATATGCAAATTATTTTCTTTACAATCATAATAATATATATTACTTTTAATCTTACGTAGAAATTGAAGGAGAATTTATAATGAAGAAAGTTTATGTAGCACAAGAAAATCCCAGAGTGGATATTGTTTCTGCTACTCAGTGGGGGGATTTAATTCCCCTAACGAATCAATCCGATCAACTGCATCTTAATCCAGGAAGGCTTGTAGAACAAATTAAACGCAAGCTGCGGACTTTTGATGAAAGTGATTGGTTGTTAGCAATAGGCGACCCCGCAATAATAGGTGTTGCTTTTGCGATCGCAGCTGATGCAAACTCAGGTAGAGTAAACATTCTTAAATGGGATAAAATAGAAAGACTTTATTATCCTGTTCGTTTGTCTATTCGAGGAGGCATTGAAGAACTTAACCATTAACCTGTAGAGGAGATACTATGACTATAGATAATAAGAATGACGTTTGGAAAAATGTTACAGCAGATGCAGAATCCTTTGAATCATTATCAACCGAGGGGGGAAAAGAATTAAGTGACTTAATTCGAGCTACAGCAGAAATTGATAGTAAAGTTGCAGACTTGGAAGAAGATTTAAAAACTTTACGTGCGAAACGTCAAAAATATTTGTTTGATTTAATTCCGGCAAAGATGATGGAAATGGGTATGGATAAAGTAGTGGTAGACGGAAGTTCCGTATCACTGTCTAACTTTGTGCAAGCTTCCATGCCTAAAGATCCTATTGATAAAGTTAATGCTTTAAATCATTTACGTGAAATAGGATGCGAAGACTTCATTAAGAATAAAATTGAAGTTTCTTTTGGGATTAACGAAGACAATAGTGCAAAAGCATTACAAGCTGATTTAGATGACAGAGGTTTGGATACAACTGCACGGACGTGGATTGAGCCTCCAACTTTAAAAAAATTAATTAGAGAAAGAGTCGAATCTAATCAAAATATTAACTTAGAATTGTTCAATGCTTTTGTTGGACAAGTAGCAAAAATTAAGGGAGAAAAATAATGGCCGAGAATAAAACACCAAGTAGTACAGATTTAATGAAAGCTTTTGAAGCGGATTCTGGAAGTGGGTTTGAAGAAATGTCAAGTGCAGATATTCAAATACCTTTTATTAGAATAATTCAAGCACTGAGTCCTCAACTTAAAAAAACAGACCCAGGGTTTATCCAGGGGGCTTCACAAGGAGATATCTTTAATACTGTGACAAAAAAGTTTTGGTCTGCGGAAGAAGGTATTGAAGTTATACCCGTGTATTATCAACTTAAACTTTTAGAGTTTGTACCTAGAACTCAAGGTGGAGGTTTTGTTGGCGAACTCAACTCTGCTTCACCAGAAGTACAGAAAGCGGTAAGAGATAAAGATACGGGATTAGAACTTTTAGATAATGGTAATGAGTTAGTAAGAACTGCTCAACATTATGTAAAGGTGATTCACAAAGACGGTACCTTAGAAAATGCAATTGTTGACATGAAGAAAACGCAATTAAAAAAGTCTCGTGGATGGAATTCTATCATGATGATGCAAAAGTCTAATGGAGTTACCTTGCCTTCCTTCTCAAGCATTTATAAACTTACATCTTCTGAGGATGGTAATGATAAAGGATCATGGCATTCATGGTCCATAAGTCATGCCAGACAAATAGATAGTATGGAGGCTTATAACGATGCTAAAGGTACGCATATGAGTATTAAAAGCGGAGAGATGCGAGTAGCATTACCAGCAGATGCTAACTCTGACGAAGTTCCATTCTAGTTGGATAGTGACCCTCTGCAAAGGGGGTCACACTTCTTATGAGTAGTAATGCAAAACGTTTCTTGGATCTATTTAAAGGATTTACGGGAGCACACGGACAAACAGAGGTTTTAAAAAACCAACGGAATGGTAAGCAACAAGCGAAATACGTCATTGTTCGTGAACCGTTGACCGTGGATCTTGTGCAGTCACACTTAGATGGTAAGTTAGGAATAGGCAGTATACCTATAGATGAAAATAATCAATGCTTATTTGGAGCACTTGATATAGATGATTACAATTTAGATTTACCTAAAATAGCCAAAAACATTAAACGATTAAAGTTACCATTAACTGTGTGTCGGTCTAAGTCAGGCGGTGCACATTTTTATATATTTTTAAAAGAAAAAATATCTGCAGCAGAATTACGCGATAGGTTGTCAGAGTTCGCATCA